TAGACGAGCCCACAAAGAAACCTATGTCCGGCCAGGGGCTATGGTACCGACGAAGTATCGAGGGAAACCCCTCCCTGTTAAGGGTGACGCAAATTGGGCTGCATTCAACGCGGATATGGTGGCTTATGCCCAATCCAAGCCCCCAACCTCCACCGCGCTGAGTATGCCGAGTACCGGTACATATGGAATGAAGGCTGGTGGCAGTGTCCGGAAGCCAGCAAAGAAGAAGCCGTTAGCGCGGACTTCAGTCAAGACGAAATCTCCGCGTAGACCGTGATCGAGGGTATAGACCCCGACATCATCTCTGCTCTTCCGCATCTACACAATCTTCCTGATGAGGAAAAGAGAGAAATACTCGACATCATCGAGAAGCTAGAGGAGATCCAGAAGTATAAGAAGGCAAGGCTTAATTTCATGGACTTTGTTCATGCTGTTTGGCCCGGGTTCATTGAGGGATCCCATCATAGATTGATGGGGGAAGCGTTTGAAGAGGTTGTAAATGGTGATCAGAAGAGATTGATCATCAATATGGCACCTCGCCACACGAAGTCTGAGTTCGCTTCTTATCTATTGCCAGCATGGTATTTAGGGAATAACCCAGGCAAGAAGGTGATTCAGACGGCTCATACAGCCGAACTAGCCGTTGGCTTCGGTCGCAAGGTTAGAAATCTCTTTGACACGGATGAGTTCAAAAGCATCTTCCCCGGTGTTTCTCTTCGCTCAGATTCCAAGGCGGCGGGTCGGTGGGCAACCAGTCATGGAGGCGAATACTTCGCAATCGGGGTCGGTGGCGCGGTCACGGGGAAGGGCGCGGACCTCCTCATTATCGACGATCCACATTCAGAGCAGGAGGCCCAACTCGGAGATCCCAATATATTCGATCGGGTCTATGAATGGTACACCTCTGGACCCCGCCAGCGTCTACAGCCGGGGGGGCGGATCATTCAAGTTGCGACGAGGTGGTCTCTTAGGGATCTAACAGGACAGCTTCTAAAGAACGCATCAGAGAGAGAAGGAACAGATGATTGGGAAGTGATTGAGTTTCCAGCGATCCTCCCTTCAGGGACTCCCCTTTGGCCTGAGTTCTGGTCCCTTGCTGAACTAGAGAAAGTTAGAGCGGAGATCCCGGCATCGAAGTGGTCTGCTCAGTATCAGCAAGATCCGACAGCCGATGAGTCTGCGATTATAAAGAGAGAGTGGTGGAGAATCTGGCCGGAGAAGGAACCCCCAGAGTGCGACTTCATCATACAGTCATGGGACACTGCATTTCTAAAAACAGAGAGAGCTGATTATTCTGCCTGTACAACTTGGGGAGTTTTTTACTCTGAAGACAATGCAGATGGAAAGTTAGTACCCAGTTTAATTCTGCTGAATTCGTTTCAGGAAAGAATGGAATTTCCAGAGCTAAAGAAGAGGGCATACGATCAGTATCAAATATGGAAGCCAGATGCCTGCATAGTGGAAGCGAAGGCTGCTGGTTCACCCTTGATATTTGAATTGAGACAAATGGGCATTCCTGTTGGCGAGTACACCCCGTCGAGGGGTAAGGACAAGATTGCCAGAGTTAACTCAGTGGCTGACTTGTTCGCGTCTGGTGTGATCTGGGCTCCGAATACATGGTTCGCAGAGGAAGTGGTGGAGCAGTTCGCAGGTTTCCCAGGATCCTCGGCACATGATGATCTTGTGGATTCATCAACACAGGCTCTTCTTAGATTTAGACAAGGTGGCTTCATTCCAATGGAAAGCGATGAAGTCTTCGAACATGAACCAGTGCAGGCTTATTCTCCTTACTAGGTAAATAAATGGCAATAGAATCCGCACTCGATCCCAATACTCCCCTTCTCCCGATGCAAGAACTCGGTGATGAGGATATCTCTGTCGAGTTACTGATTCCTGATCCTTCCTCTGATCCTGTAGTGATTGTGGAGACAGAAGATGGCGGGATGCTCATCGACTTTGATCCTCGGGATGACATCGGTGAGGTGGCAGAGTTCGATGATAATCTGGCAGATTTCACGGATGACAGGGAACTAGGCAGACTGTCATCGGAGCTTGTATCTCTTGCCAAGTCAGATCTTGATTCAAGAAAGGATTGGGAAGAAACCTATATCAAGGGTCTTGAGCAGCTTGGGATGAAGATAGAGGATAGGTCTACTCCGTGGCCGGGAGCTTGCGGTGTTCAGCATCCGATACTCGCGGAGGCTGTGGTTAGATTTCAAGCGCAAACGATTACGGAGATTTTCCCGAACAGCGGTCCTGTCAAGATTAAGATGCTTGGCAAGATGACCCCCGCAAAGGAGAAGCAGGCCCTCAGAGTCAAGGAGTATATGAACTACTTGATTACAGAGGAGATGCCAGAGTACCGATCAGAGACAGAGAAGATGCTTTTCAATCTTGCTTTGGCAGGGTCAGCTTTTCGTAAGGTGTACTGGGATCCATCGATGGGTCGGCCCTGCTCGATGTTTATTCCTGCTGAAGAGCTTCTTGTTTCATATGGATCACCGTCGCTTGAGATGGCTGAACGTATCACCCATGTAATGAAGAAGACGACTAATGAGGTTAGGAAGCTTCAGGTTTCTGGGTTCTACAGGGATGTGGACCTAGGAAATGGTCGAGATGATCAGACCAGTATCGAAGAGAAGTATGATGATCTCACAGGGGATTCCCCTTCATTTTCAGCAGATGATCGTCATACGCTTTATGAGATGCACGTTGACTGGGATCTTGCAGGATTTGAGGATGAGAACAACGGAGAAGAGACAGGGGTTGCTCTTCCATATGTCATTACAGTTGATGTAGGTAGCTCTGAGGTTCTATCCATTCGTAGGAATTGGATAGAGGGTGATGAATTCAAGAGGCGTCGGAATCACTTTGTCCATTATGAATACCTCCCCGGTATGGGATTCTATGGATTTGGATTGATTCATTTGATTGGTGGTATGGCGAAGTCAGCAACTTCGTTGCTTAGGCAACTCGTAGATGCTGGCACGCTGTCCAATCTCCCTGGTGGTCTCAAGGCTCGCGGACTCCGCATTAAGGGCGACGACTCCCCCATCATGCCCGGTGAGTTTCGAGATGTTGATGTCAGGGACAACATCACGTTCCTGCCGTATAAGGATCCCTCCAATGTTCTTCATGAACTTTTGAAGAACATCGTTGAGGAAGGGCGAAGATTCGCCTCTATCTCTGACATGAACATTTCCGACATGAACCAGCAGGCTCCTGTAGGCACCACGCTGGCGATCATCGAGAGATCAATGGTCTCGATGAATGCGATTCAGGCCAGAATTCATTATGCGATGAAGAAAGAGTTTAAGATTCTATCTCGTATCGTTAGAGATTACTTGCCAGAGGATTATGAGTGGGAAGTGGACGACGGTGAAATGATGAAGACGAAAGATTTTGATGGTCGTCTCGATGTGATTCCCGTTAGCGATCCCAACTCCTCCACGATGGCTCAACGCATCATGCAATATCAGGCGGCGTTACAGCTCGCCTCCACTGCTCCAAATATTTACAATCTCTCTGAACTTCACAGGCAGATGCTTGATGTTCTAGGGATACAAGACGCAGATGTGATTGTGCCCACGGATGACGACGTGAGGGCGGTCGATCCAGTCTCTGAGAATATGAACCTCATGAAGACGGATCCGGTTAAGGCATTCATGTGGCAAGATCATGAAGCGCATATCCAAGTGCATATGGATGCAGCGCAAGATCCGAAGATGCTTGCGATTATGCAGAATTCACCGAAGGCGAAGGAGATAGAGGCTGCTCTATCCGCCCATGTACTTGAGCATTTAGGGTTTAAGTATCGAAGAGAAATTGAAAATGAACTCGGAGTTGAACTCCCGCCCCTTGAACTCCCGTTGCCGAAAGAGATCGAAGTTCAACTTTCTGCTCTTGTTGCCGAAGCTGGTAGTCGTCTTCTGGGTCGTGATGTTGCAGAAATGCAGTTGAAGGAACAGATGGAGAAGATGGAAGATCCTGTTGTGAAGCAGCAGAATCGACAGCTTGATATCGATGAATCCAAGGTAGCTTCAAAGATGCAGACAGATGCAGCTCGGATCACGGCGGATCTGAAGAAGGCTGCACTTAGGGCAGAGGTTGATCGAGAGAAAATTAGCTCAGCAGAGCTTATCAAGGGTATTGAGATTGGTGTTGATTCTTCGATCGATATACGAAAGCTAGAGATAGAGAAGAAGAAGAACGAAGCGAAGGAGCTTCTTGATGGGGTTCGCATCGGATACGAAGTAGCAAAGGAAAATAAGGAGGATTGAGGTGGCAGGCACTCTGAGTGAGGTCTTTATAGCCAAGCTTCGTGAGTACATGAACAACAAAGCAGATGATCTAGCAACAGGGTGCGCTAGCGATTATGCAGATTACAAATTTCGCGTTGGATTCATAGAAGGTATTGCGACGGCAGAGTCGGAGTTCCTTGATTTAGTTAGACGCGCTTCAGAAGAGGAATAACACCCATGCGGGTGCGAGGGGACGGCTTCTCCCTTAATAGAGGCTGCATACAGTGGAGACACTGCAAGGAAGAGAATGTCCGACAAAGAGTCGCATGACGATCTAGAGGATTATCAAAAGATAATGGAACAAGCAGGGGATAAGTTGCCAAAGCCTACGGGCTGGAAGCTCCTTGTTGCTGTTCCAAAGGCTCATAGCAAAACTGATGGTGGTATCTATAAACCCGACGAAGCAATGCACGTCGAAGAGGTAGGTACAATTATAGGTTTGATTGTTCAAATGGGAGACCTCGCCTACAAGGATGAAAAGAAATTCCCTTCTGGAAGTTGGTGCGATATTGGTGATTTCATCATGATGCGTTCTTATTCTGGAACACGATTCAAAGTAGAGAATCAAGAATTTCGATTGATCAACGACGATACAGTGGAAGCTGTTGTTGATGATCCTAGAGGGGTTGTGAAAGTCATATGAGTACGGAACAGATCGTCTCTTCACCTATGAGTGAAGCAAGTGTAGATGATGAAGGTATGGACGAGTCGCTCATCGAGATTGATATTGTTGATGACACTCCAGAAGAGGATAGGGGGAGAATTCCTCCCGGTGAAAGATCCACAGAGGAACATGAAGGTGAGCTAAGCGATGTAAGCAAGAGTGTTCACAAGCGGATCAAAAAGCTTAAGTATGATTTCCACGAAGAGCGAAGAGCGAAGGAATCTTCTTCACGCCTTAGGGATGAAGCAATAAATTACGCTCAGAATGTTCACAAAGAAAATCAAAAGCTCCGAGAATTAGTGAATCGAGGGGAGCAAGTTCTCGTCGATGAAGTAAAGGCTCGTACCGAGAAGGAATTAGAGACCGCAAAACTTCTATTAAAAAGAGCCCATGAAGAGGGTGATCCCGGGTCGATCGTAGATGCTCAAGAGATTTTATCTAGGGCATCTTACGATTCGCAAAAAGCTCAGGAGTACATCCCTTCTGCGGAAGAGATTCCGCAACCGCAGCAACCGCAGCGGGCTCAGCGGGCTCAGCCGGTCAGGCAGCAAGCACCGCCAGACCAAAGAGCTGCTGGGTGGGCAAAGGAAAATCCTTGGTTTAGAACTGATAAAGAAATGACGGCTGTCGCCTTAGCTGTTCATGAAGATCTAGTATCCAAGGGTGTCGATCCGAAGTCAGATAGTTATTACGACTCAATCGACACGAGAGTACGGGAAAGATTCCCAGAAAAGTTCGGCAGTGATGGTCAGGAGATTGATGTCTCCAGTGATGATTCGGATCTTCGTTCCGATGGAAACCGCCGAACACCCTCGACGATAGTGGCACCTGCAAGGCGAACGACTGGTGCTAATTCGCGCAAAGTCCAACTCACGAAGACTCAGGTGTCTCTCGCAAAGCGCCTGGGTATATCTCCTGAAGGTTATGCCAGACAACTCTTGAAATTGGAGAACGACAATGGCTAGAGGCGACGACGCCAATGGGGAGCAGGATCCCCGCGCCCAAAGAGAGCATGAAACCCGCGAGGTTTCTACTCGACCGGCTTTTTGGACACCACCTACAGTCCTCCCAGTACCCGATCCGCAAGACGGGTACGAGTTTCGTTGGATTCGAGTTGCCATGCGTGGTGAAGCGGATAACACGAATGTCTCCCGAAAATATCGGGAAGGCTGGGAGCCTGTTAAGCTTGAGGATCATCCTGAGCTTAAACTCATTCCTGATATCGATAGTCGATTTGATGGGGGAGCGGTGATTGGTGGATTGATGCTGTGTAAGAACACTACTGAGCTTATGGATCAGAAGAGAGATTACATCAATAAACAATCCAACCTCCAGATGGAAGCCGTAGACAATAATTTCTTGCGAGAGAACGATGCGAGAATGCCTCTGCTCCCTCCGGACAGAAAAACTCGTGTCTCTTTTGGCGACGGCTCTTAGGAGATGTACTCCTACAAGTCGCCGCTTGATTTTTAGGAGAAATTAAAATGGCAGGTGGAACTGGGTTCAGACCCGTCAATGATGCTACCCAGCCCTACACGGGCGGCACTGTTCCGTTCAGAATTGCTAAGAATTATGGTTCAAACATTTTCTACGGTGATTTTGTTAGAAGAGTTAACGGTGGCTATATCGAAGTGAATGACAGCGTTGCTGACCATAACCTTGATGATACTCTTGGTGTCTTTATGGGTTGCAATTACAACGATGCAAATGGAACTCCTACTTGGAGTCAGCATTATCCGGCAAGTCAAAATGTGGATGGTATTGTTGCATTCGTGGCTGGTACAGATCCGCAGACTCGTTACAAAGTCAAGTGGACTAATGCTGCTGGAACCGCAGACTCAACTGGTACTATTGCGAAAGTCGGATTGAATATCGACATTGCTTACCGGGCTGGCTCTACGCTTACTGGAAACAGTGGTTCTGGTGCTGATGCGGCTACTGCGGCAGCAGTCGGAACTGCAAACTTTCGAGTTGTTGATGTTGTCAATGATCCCGCAGTGGCGAATGAATATCAAACTTCTTCGACTACTTACACCCATGCGATTGTTATCGTTCAGCCCTTGC